TTAAAAGACCACCAGAAGAAAGATCTTTGCATAATCCTGGAACATCAGTTTTTACTATTTTATCTATCATAATTACATCTGAAGAGCAATAACTTTTAGATCAGAAACTCTTGGAACAATTGCTGAATTAGTTCCAAGCAATCCTACCTTTATTGCAAATTGTTTAAATCCGTCATAATTATTGGAATTCGATATATAACGAATACTATTATTATTATATCCGCCAACCATCATTTCTTCCGGAATCTTAAATCTGTATGCTTTAAAATCGTACTTATTTGCTAAGGACGAATAAGTAGTTTCTCCAAGATTTATTAATTCTATCCACATTTTTTCTGAAAATTGATTCCCATCTTCGTCATGTCGGATTTTTATCCAAACTTTGATTGGGAATTTAGTTGTTGTCCCTGGTGGGCAATAAGCAGTAATTTCGACATATAGATCTTCTGCATCTTGTCCTTCTGCAAGGGTTACTGTTTTTGATATATATTTGTTCAATAGAGAACCGCCAGAAGAAGAATCCTCTCCGGTTATGTCGTCATTGATTATATTACCAACAAACACGGCATGGGTTCTAGACATATCTAAGATAGGGGAAACCCAGTCAGATGTTGTTCTCATTTCAGCCTTTGTTTGCGAAGATGCTGCATTTGAATTTAACAAAATTTCGTCTGATTTTGCAAGTAGTTGTTGTTCTGTTGAAAATTCAAAATCGCTTTTTGGAATAATCGGCAAATAACTTCCCATTGTCTGAGTTGATGTTCCAAAACCCTTGATAAAAAAGTCACAGGTCGTATTGGTAAAAACAATATAGTCTGGTTGATAATTCAATGTAGAATAGATATAATTATTGATTGAAACAATACTACTTTCCGTATTTGTTATTAGACCTTTTATTGTCATACCTTCTTCAAACAATCCATTAGAATTAGTCAAATACATTGTGCCTGTTCTTCTGTCAAATGAATCTAATTTTGCTGTTCCGTATGTAATAGTAGAAATATTTGCAGTTGTGTTCTTAGCTGTTACAGTAATAGGTTCGTTTGCAGTATAACCATAATCGGACATATAATAAGTACTTCCTGTTATCCTTAAAACTTCTGCAGATGTATTAGATGTTCCACCAACAATAGTATCTCCAACAGTAATCGCATCACCTGTTATAGAAGACAAAGTAAGCACATCAGATCCTCTAATAGTTTCGCCAAAATGAACAAAATAAGAGGGTTCACCTGTAATTTGCCAGAATTCCTGAGGTTTATTGCCCATTCCAACAATTCCAGTAACAGCAGTATTAAATGATGCTCTATTAAATCTAACTTTTAGATCAATGTCAGGAACTATATCCCAGTTTAAATTATTGTTAGTTGTATAAACATTTCCTGTTAATTGTCTAGCTGTAACTTGTGATCCTGTTACTAAATCTTGTTCCCCAAGCCTTGAAACCCAGAAGTACGTATCAGGATTAAGACCTTCTGTATGAATTACAAAAGCATATTGTGTATCATTTAATAGAAATACCGGGCAAACAAAATTAATATTTGTTGCAACAGAACCATCTTCAGATGTTTGTAATCTAGCATCATCTCGGCGCATCCAAACCTCAGAATATGGAACCTGTGTTCTTGTAATACCACCTGCAGAATTCATTTCTCTAATCTCAAACCAAACTCCTAAAGTAGCATGTAGAGATTGAATAAAAACATCGACAGAGGTTAAGAAAATTCCGTCTTCCTCTAATGGTGCTTTAACGTGAAATGAATATGCCATACAAGATGGACCCATAACTTGTACTTTTTGAAGATATCTTGTTTCTGTAATTACTTCTGTTTGAACTGTTGATGTTTTTGTTGATAATATTGTATTTTGCTTTTGTTGAACTAATCCTTGAGCAACAAAATATCCTATAGCATAAGAGCTTGCATCAACAGAATTTGTTGGTGAATCAGTAATTATAATTTCTTTAGTTCCTACTCGGAATCTAATATCCGATGAAGGTAATCGTAAAATTCCAACTAAATCTCCATAAGAATCAGAAACCCAATTTGAACCTTCAGCAAGAAATAAACTTGCGAAATCAGGACCAGCTTCTGGAATAATCATTGGGGTTAGATAACGATTCATATTTTCCCCATCAAAGAAAATATGAAATAAAGTATTAGCTTTTACCCCTTTTGCATGTAATCTAATAGTTTGTGGACGAATATATGGAATAAGAGAAACATCAGTTACAAATGTCCCAAGATTTTCAGTTGATGTTGTGTCAGTTGTAATAAAATTATATCCTGTCCTAGTTTCTTCTGAATTTGTAACTAAAACCCCATTTAACATTCCTTGATAACTAACATTATTTCTTACTGCAGCCAACGCTTGATCATAAGATGTAAATGAGGCTGTATATTTTGCTGTACTATTTAATGCCCCATCAACTAATTTTAAACCGGTCCGCTCCCCTGCTTGTTGGTATACGTCATATCCAACAACATATTTTTCCCATGCGCCCCATGTTGATTCTAATTCACCAATAGATAAATCCTGATTAATTGTTTTATCATAAGTATATGTATCAACCCAGACATCAGTATCTGGAGTCATATCTAAAACACCAATAAATCTAAATACACTTTGCTCGATATTTCTATAAGTTGTTGCTTTTGTTTGTTCTAAGTATATTGTTTCTGTATATGGCAATGTTAATAATGGACCAGTTTGTTGAACATTAGAAGAACTACCAATAATATATTCATAAGGAAAAGAATTCATTTTAAAGAATGGGCGTAAAACTTTTTCTTTAAAATCTATTGAGCATTTATAATCATCATTTGAAGTTTCCCCCAAAGAATGATCTACATAGCCATCAACAAAAAACCCATTTTTGAATCTATCATCACCATTTTCATCTAAAATTAATAATTCTTTTGTTTGTGTTTCTAATAAAGAAATTGTTGCATAATATTCTAGACGATTTACTCTATCTTTGATAACCCCGATATCTCTCATCGTATGTCTTTCAAAAGTAATTTTAGTACTTGTACATCCAATATCTTCTCGCCCTAAAATTCGCGCATATGTAGAAGATAAAGATGGATATGGGGGAATAAAAATGTTAGCAATGCCCATTACATTTGCTGGGATATTTGGTGTTACAGGATAAATAGCAGATTGTCCTTTTACTATCCCAAATGAACCGTTTTTATCAATAACAACAACATCTCGTCGTGCTAAATAATAAGAATAATCGAAAATTATTTGAGAAAACGGATAAATGGCACGAATGCCGTTATCTTCATGGAATAGTGCAGATGAATCAGCTGGATTACTGCTAGCGCTAGCAATCGTTGTAGAATCGTTTGCTGTATTTGTTTTAATAGATCTGAAATCTAGATTATTTCTAAGATCATATGATACACCATTTGCTGATTTATAAATTGGTATCTCATGTGTCATGATAGAAGAATCAGCTACAACAGCATCATCTATTGGATATGAATCAATAGAGAAATATCCAAAACCTGCAGAATAGTCAGGCAAGAAATAATCTAATTCAACTAATAGATAATTAGTATTAGTTAAAGATGCGGCATCTGGTTTAATTTTTATTTTGCCGTGCTCATAAACATCATCCCTTTGCCCATTATCAATTATAAAATCATCAGTAACTAAAGATCCATCGGTAATTAAACTAAAGGCAGATGAATGTTTGCGGATTTGTCTAATTTTGTAAATATCAGAAAACCCAAGGTTTATTGGAAGAGTTAGATCTGGAACTGTTGAACAATCAATTTTTACAAATCTTTTTGCTTTTAATATTTTTTTGATTTCTGCTGCAGAGCTACGAGTTACCAAAAATGAAGCAGATGCGCTGATCGTAGAACCAAATGTTTCGTTAAGATTGACAGATAAGTTTGTAGCAGTTGTTCCTGTAACGGATCTAGCTATCCCATTTGTGCTTCCTTTGGAATTTAGATCAATAATATCACCAACATCATATTCTTTAGTATACGATGTGCCCGATGGACTAGTAGAAAGTGTGGGGGCAATTGTCATTAAAACATCTGATGTAATAGTAACAACTTTATAACGATTACCTGAAATTTCGATCTTATCCCCAACATTTAGATAAGTGAATTTTGTATTAGTTCCAGTTAATGTTGCTTCGCCAGAAGTCCCGGCAACTGTGCCTACTTGAGCCGAAGTAGCAGCTGCATTTAAAGACAATACCATACTTTGCTTGTCGATACTAGAAAGTGTTGCAACACCATATGGAAATGCTTCATTTGATATTGCAATTGGTATAGAAAAAGTACCGGCAGATGCAATTGTTATATCATGCTTTGTTCTTTGAAAAGTAAATGTAGTGTCTGAGGCGTCTGAACTGTCCCTAATAGTTTTAACAAATGACGCGCCTGTTCTATAAATATGGGGATATGTAGAAGATTCAAAAAGAATAGGTGTATTAACTTCTACGTCAGCAAAGAAATGAACAGGGGATGATACATAGACAGCTCTAACATCAGAAAAAATACCAGTAGTCATCTTAATATCATAAAGATAAAGACGCATTTTGCCTAGGGGTGTTCCTAATGTACCCGATTCATATCTTAAACCTTTTACCCTAGCGGTGCCAATCAAACTTCCAGAAGGAGCAGTAGAACTTAATACATTATTTGTTATTCTAGTTCCTGCTGTATCATAAAGATTGATTTGTGTTCCAAAATCTAATTTTGGCAATCCTTTAATTTCTTCGATTATAACATAATTACCAGCATTACCAGATACTATTTGCGAATTAACAAAAATAGAATCAGAACTTTTTTCTGTTGGGATATAATTGGTAACTAGCTTGTTGATTTCGTATCCCTTAACATAAGCTAATCCTGGTTCTATTCCAATTGCTAATAGATTTTCATCACCGCCGGCTGCATCTAATAAATATCCTTCGTTTGAACCAGTATTCAAATGTTC